TTACAAGTTTTGCAATTGACGGTGGTTCAAATGTCACATCCGGAGTTGTAGATAACGAAGGTGGTGGTACTGTATCAATCGCAGTAAACGGTTCTTTATTTGATACTACTGGTGCCAATGTTACGGCAGTTGGTGGTTCTGAAACATTATCTCCAACATCTTTAACTAGAAATAATGCAAACTTATTGACAGCCGTATTTACAGAATCAGAATTTGATTTATCTAATAGTCCTTACACTATAAAAGTTACAAATGGTTCAGGACTATCTGCTGAATTAGCAGACGCTATATCAGCAGATTCAGTATCAGTTACTTTCACAAACGCAGCTGACACAACTGTTACTTTATTTGATAGTGCTAGAAGTGCTGGTATTTCAGCAGCCGCTTTATGTGGTACATCAGGAGGTACAGCACACTCAGTAACAACTGGTTCATTACCGACTGGACTTTCAATGACATCTGCTACAGGTGCAATCACAGGAACAGCAAACGCAGTTGGTTCAGATACAACATCAACATTTACGGTCACGGCTACAGGTGATGACGCAACAGCTACAAGACAATTTAAAATTACAGTTAAAGCTCCAGTTACAACATCTATAACATCAACAGGACCAGGAACATTTACAGTTCCCACAGGTGCAACATCAGCTACTGTTATGATGGTTGCAGGTGGCGGCTCAGGCGGCCAATCTTTAGGTGGTGGCGGCGGTGCTGGTGGTATGTTAGAAGGAACAATAACGGTAACACCAGGTTCTAGTATTGCTTATAATGTTGGTGCTGGTGGACAAGGAAGTCCTAGAAGTACATATCGAGCAGGTTATTACGGAGCAAATACAACTTTTGGTCCAATTCCTGGTCCAGGTGTGACAGCAACAGCAGTTGGAGGTGGTTATGGGACTGGTCACGCAGGAGGTAGTCCACAAGGTTCAGGCGACCCCTCATCACAAGGCACACAAGTTAATATTGGTGGTACAGGAGGTTCAGGCGGAGGAACAGGAAGTGCAGACGGTCCTGCTACGCATTATAGAGGCGGTTACGGAAGCCAAGCCGATAGTGGCGGATTAACAGGTTATGGAAATGATGGCGGCCGAGGCGGTCAAGGTAACCCACAAGGAAATCACACAGGCGGAGGCGGCGGTGGTGCCGGAGGTACAGGCGGCGATTCTTCGCAAGATGGCGCAGGTCACGGAGGTAATGGTGGTATAGGAAGAGTTTCAACTATAACAGGCTCACCTGTTTATTATGCAGGTGGTGGCGGAGGTGGTGCATATCATTCCGGACCAAATCCTCAATCACCAGGTGCTGGTGGTAGTGGCGGCGGTTCTCCAGGACAACATAGTAATAACGCTGTTTCATCAAACGGTTCAGCAAATACGGGTGGTGGCTCAGGTACAGGAGCACATCCAGGTGGTGGTTCAGGTACAGGTGGACCAGGTATAATTATTGTGAAAATATAATAGGAGATAAAAAACATGGCATGGTTAAGATACGCAATTGTTGAATTAGACCCACCAGAAAGTAATTCTACTGGAGGTATGGTTGTTGAAATAACACATATGTTAGATAGTGATACTAGAGAAACAGCTCCTATGTCCCAACATTGGTTACCAAAAGTTGATGAATATAAAATGGTACAAATTTCCGAAGATAGTCCTGTAAAAGTAGGTTGGATTTACACAGACAAGACACATCAATTTGTCGCTCCATAAATTATATAAATAATTATATAATATTTGAAATGAGGAAAAAAATTTATAATGGATACAAAATTTTATTATTGGTTGTGGAATACAATCATATCTAAAGAAGATTGCCAAAAAATAATCAATAGAGGTTTAGAACAAATAGAGGCTTTAAAAAAAGAAGGCCTTAGTTCTACAGCTGTAACTAATGGCGACACTCACAAATCTGACACCAGAAAAATATCTCAAGCAGATTTAACGGTTGAGCAAATTACCAAAAAAAATATTAATCCTAATGATGTTTATAACAGAGATAGTAATGTATCTTGGTTAAGTGACCAATGGATATATGATTTAATATGGCCTCATGTTTCTAAAGCAAACAAAAATGCAGGTTGGAATTATGATTTTGATTATGCTGAACCTGCTCAGTTTACAGTTTATAACAAAGAACAATTTTATGGTTGGCATTCTGATGGTGCTAATGATATGTATAGTGTTAAAAAAAGAAGTTTACCTGGAATATATGACGAAAATCACGCAAATGCAAATTCATTAACACCCATAAAAGGTTTAATAGGTAAAGTCAGAAAGTTATCCATTACACTTATGTTGTCAGACCCAAATGATTTTGAAGGCGGCAATTTAAAATTTGATTTTGGTTCACATGAAAAAAATAGATATAAAGAAATGTCTGGAAACGATAATCAACAAGGTTCAATGGTTGTTTTTCCTAGTTATAAATATCATTGTGTGACACCAGTTACAAAAGGAACTAGATATTCTTTAGTGGTATGGTTTAATGGAAGGCCAATGAAATGAGTTATAATGTATCAACAGATTTTTTTAATGAAAATGGTTATGTAGTTGTTGAAAATTTTTTAAGAAAAGATGTAGCATGTTTATTATATGAATATACAAAATTAAAATCTCGTAGAGCGATTTTTAAAGAAGCATATAGTCCAGAATTGTTTAGTGAAAAATATGATGGTCTTTTTGAAGATAAACAAGCTCCAGGTTCATACTCTTTATATGGCGACCCATTAATGGACGCATTACTACAAAATTCAACCGATTTTGTATCAAATGTAATAAATAAGGAATTAATACCAACTTATTCATATTGGAGAATGTATATAACTAACAATGAATTAAAAAGACATAAAGACAGAGAAAGTTGTGAATTTTCTACAACTTTGTGTTTAGGTTATGATTCAAGTAATGTTAAAGACGATAATTATAATTGGCCTATATATATTAAAACACACGGTGGTAAAGAAAAATGTGTGAATTTAAATACAGGAGATATGGTTATCTATAAAGGTTGTGATGTTGAACATTGGAGAGATGTTTATAAAGGTTTAAATCACGCTCAAGTATTTTTACATTACAATGAAAAAGATGGTAAACACGGTATAAAATATGATAATAGAGAATTTTTAGGAATTCCTCAACAGATAGAGGTTCCTCATAAATAATAAGGAATAAAAATATGGATATTAAAACACAAAAAAATTTACAAACATATGGCGGTATGAAATTTGATTTTAATGAATTAAATAAAGACCACGAATCAGCAGTAAAAGAGGTTTGTGAAATTTTAAAAACACAAGGCGTAGATAAAAATATTATTGAAGACTTGAAATTAAAATTTAAGATTAAAGAGTATCCAAAATACAATATAAATGAAAGTCCTATGTTTCAGTTTTGTAAAAAACTTAATATTGATATGATGGAGCAAGGGTTTGTTACGGTCAAAGAAAATGGTGAAATTAAACTTTATCCTGTAGGTGTTGTATGTGAAGACATAAGAATATTAAACAAGTTATTTGAAAGTATTTTTGAAGCAGGTGTAAATTCTGCTAATCAAATTAAAGAATAAATATCTTTAATAGGATGTTATTGTGAAAAATGTAAGAAACATTATAGTATTAGGTGGTGGAAGTGCAGGTTGGATGACAGCCTCTACACTTATTAAAGAATATCCTGATAAACAAATTACCCTTATAGAAAGTCCAAACATTCCAACTGTTGGTGTTGGTGAAAGTACCATTGGTGGTATTAAATTTTGGACAACATATCTAGGGATAGACGACACAGAATTTTTTAAATATACAGACGCTACTTACAAATTAAGTATAAGATTTGAAGACTTTTATAAAAAAGGTGATGGTGGTTTTCACTATCCTTTTGGTAAACCTATTTTTAATAGTGAAGCAAAATTTAATGATTGGGTTTTAAAAAAACATTTATATCCAGAAACTCATAGGTCAGATTTTGCTACTTGTTTTTATCCACAAATGGCATTAGTAAATAATAATAAGCTTTTTGATAATGAAAAAAATGAAATGCCTTTTAATTTTAGAGAAAACACAGCGTATCATTTTGACGCAACAAAATTTGGATTATTTTTAAAAGATAAGTATTGTTTACCTAAGGGTGTTAAACATATTACAGATGATATTAAAACGGTAGAATTAAATGATGATGGCATACAATCTTTAAATAACAAGTATAAAGCAGATTTATATTTTGATTGTACTGGTTTTAAATCATCACTATTAGGTAAATCTTTAAATGAAGAATTTGAGTCTTATTCAGATATATTACCAAATAATTCAGCTTGGGCAACTAGATTGCCATACAATAACAAAAAAGAAGATATAAATTGTTATACAAATTGCACAGCAATTGAAAACGGTTGGGTTTGGCAAATACCTTTATGGTCTCGTTGGGGTACAGGTTATGTTTATTCAGATAAATTTGTTGATGATGAAACTGCCTTACAAGAATTTAAAAATCATTTAGACAAAAAAGGCCAAGATTATAGTAACGCAGAGTTTAAGAAAATTAAAATGCGTGTTGGTATTCATAAAAGATTATGGGTTAAAAATGTAGTTGCAATAGGATTAGCTGCTGGATTTATCGAACCTTTAGAAAGTAATGGTTTGTTTTCAGTACACGAATTTTTAATGCGTTTTATTAGAAACGCACAAAGAGATATTATTACACAATGGGATAGAGATAATTTTACCTTTCAATGTAAAAAATTGTTTAGAAATTTTGCAGAATTTGTTGCTATGCATTATGCAATGTCAAATAGAGATGATACAGAATATTGGAAAGCTAACGCTAATAAAGAATGGGAACCGGCTTTAGTAAATTTAACTCCGGCAAATGAATTAGGATTTTATCAGGCAGTTTCATTGAGAGAATATAACAATTATTTTCTTGGTGACGGTTTAGATTGTATAGCTTATGGCATGGAATGGTACCCTACTGAAGCAACTCATATAAAATGGTTACAAGGTTTTGATGATGAGGGATTTAAAAATAAATTTAGTAGTCAAGTTGATGAGTTAAATAAACGAAAAGGCGCTTGGGATATGGTAGTAAAAGATAAAACAAGCTTTTATGATTATCACAAACAAAAGTTTTATAATGATAGAGAAGATTAATGAATAGTAAAATAGAAAATTTTATAGGTGTATTTGATAATGCTTTTGATGAGCAATATTGCAAATCTGTAATTGAGCATTTTGAAAAATTAAATGATTTTCATAAAGTAGATAGGCGAGCTGACTTCTTTAATCAATCAGGAATTAAACAACAAAATGACATTTATGTACCTGTACAAGAAACGGACTCCATACTCATTAGTTCAAATGAAATAATATTAAGAGAATTTAACACAAAATTACAAGAGTGTTATGAATTATATAAAAAAAAGTATCCTATATTAGATGATATGAGTAGCCATAGATTAAATTTAGATACTAAAATACAAAAAACAATTCCAGGAGAAGGCTACCATGTATGGCATTGTGAACATATGGGTGCTGAAAATGGTAAAAGGTTACTTCTAGCAATATTATATTTAAATGAAGTAGAGGGTGGTGAAACAGAATTTTTATATCAACAAAAAAGAATTGCACCTAAAACAGGTAGATTAATGATATGTCCTTCTGGATTTACTCACACACATAGAGGTAATCCTCCTTTAAGTGGATGTAAATATATTTTAAATGGTTGGATAGAGTTTACGCAATGAAGAAAAAAACGGTATATTGGGCACCATGGTACATACTACAAGATATGTACAATTGGAACATTTTATTTTTAGAACCAAAAAGACTATTAAACAATATTGTAGAAGAAACTAAAGATTTAAAATGTGAGAGAGTAAAAAGTATGTGGAGATGTCCTGCCTTTAATAATTTAGGTAAAAATACATTTTATGTGGAAAATCCATTAACGACAGAATTTGATATAGTTGATAATACTGAAAAAAGAAAAGAATTGGTTTATACAGGCCAACATAAGTATCTTTGTCAATTATCAAAAAACGGTAATACATTTACTTATGGGTTAAATTATATATTTTTTAGTGAAGATGATTTAGAATTAATGATTACCTCACCTCATTTTTCTAAAAATGTTAATTATACAAAATATGCTAGGCTGGTTCCAGGCAGATATAATATCTCTAAATGGTTTAGACCTGTGTCTTTAGAAATGTTATTTGACGACAATCAAACACATTTTAAAATGGAAGAATATGAACATCTAGCTTATTTTACTTTTTTAACAGATGATGTAGTTGAGATGAAAAGATTTGATTTAAATGATAATTTAAGAAAAATATCAGAAACTTGTTCAGATGTTTCATCTTGGTGGGCTAATGTACCTTTAGTTAACAGATATGAAAGATTTTTAAAAACAAAAACAAATAAACTTGTTATGTCAGAAATTAAAAAGCAATTAGTGGAGTAAAAAATGTATGAAGTAGTAGATAATTTTTTGCCAAAAGATGAATTTAATAAATTAAAAGATGTAATTACTGGATATAGTTTTCCTTGGTTTCTTCAAAATTTTGTTGCACATGAAGACTATCCACAACCATCTCATTGGTATTTTACACACCAGTTTTTTGAAGATGGAAGAGGAGGCACACCTTTTTACCCTATGATAGATGAAATTTTTTTAAAAGGAAAATTAAATTGTGCAGCTATACTTCGTGTCAAAGGTAATTTATACCCTAAAGATGAAAAAATTATAGAACATGGTTGGCATGTTGATTATGACTTTAACCATGCAGGTGCAATATTTTATATTAATAATAATAACGGCCATACAATACTTGAAGACGGCTCAAAAATAGAAAGTATTGAGAATAGAATGTTGTTTTTTAATGCCGGAAGAAGACACAGAAGCACAAATTGTACCGATACACAATATAGAATGAATATTAATTTTAATTATATGAAAAAAGAATGGTAATTAATGCTTGACATAAAAGAATTAACAATGAAACACCACAGAGATGCCGAAAGACAAGACTTTGTAAAGATATTAATGTCTGGTCAAATTGACCATAAAATATATGCAACATACTTATATAATCAAGCACAATGTTATAGTGTTTTAGAAAAGTATGGATTACACAACTCTTTGTTTAGAGATACGCCAAACTTACTAAGAACGGAACATATACTATATGATTATAGGTCATTATGGTCACAATTTGGTGCTCCTCCAAAAATAACTGAAAGTACAAAAAAGTACATTGAACATATTGAATCAATACAAGATGAAGCAATGAAGTTATATGCACATGTATATGTAAGACATATGGGAGATTTATCAGGCGGTCAGATGATTATGAAAAGAACACCTGGTCCTAATAGATATTATAAATTCAAACACAAAGAAGTTGGTGAATACAAACGAATAGTAAAAGAAACAATTAACACATACTTAAATGTATATGAACATTCTGTACTTCCTGAAGCTGAGTTTTGTTTTCAAAGTGCAACTAATTTATTTAAAGAAATGAAGGAGCTCCATGATTTGGGAAAGACTGATTAAGTGGAAAGACGAAACAATTGATGTATTAAATCAAGAGTTGACTGAGTACAATGAACCTGGCATGGATAGATTTAATAATGATGAATTTGGCTGGGTAAATAGAACCTGGAAAAATGATTACATAAGACGAGCTCATGTAGATGTTGTTGATGTAAGAGAAACAAAAGGTTTATGGATGGCTCATGTATGTTTATTTCCACAATTAACAAACGGTGGACCAATTTATGGTTTTGATATTATTGCAGGTAAGAAAAAAGTAACAGGTGCCTTTCACGATTTCAGTCCATTATTACAAAAACAACACCCATTAACAGAGTGGTTTATAGAAGAAAATAGACACTTTAAAGCAAGTAAAGAGAGAGAGTTACCAGATTGGGCAAAGGCAATTTTTAGCGGAGGAATGATTGCTGCCG